CACCTGATATTCATCGTTTCCATTCTTGTTGGTCACCGCTGCAACGAAATTCTGATCCTCGACCCAAGTCCCGTTCGGCGAATCAAGCCGCAGGACCTGGGCGGCCGGCCCCTGGTTGAGATCAGGATCCATCCAATCGCCGATTCCCGCGTACAAACTTCCGTCCATGAAGACCAGGGCTCGCGTCTCGGTGCCTCCGAATGGAACGATCGCAGGATCGTTGAAAGTGACCGGGAGCGACTGATTCCAAGTCAAGCTGGGTGCCGGGTTCACGATCACCGGCGTTGTTCGCGTCGTCGATCCGCCGCTGCCAGTGCAAGTGATGCTGTACGTGGTGTTTTCAGTCGGCGAGACGGTGAGAGATCCTGAGACACCCGATGGAGAGAAACCGGTTCCGCTGCAGGAAGTCGCGTTGGTCGACGCCCATGACAGCGCCGACGAGGTGCCGAGGGCTATGCCGGCGGGGTTGGAGCTGAACGAGACTGTCGGCGCCGTCGGTGATGCGAGCGCGAGGGCGCCCTGATAAGCCCACCCGGTAAGGTTGTCGTTGAAGGCGACCACCCAGAACGTATTCGTGCCGGAGCTCACTGGACCGCCAATGACCACGCCCTGGTTGCCAGACGCCCCGGAGCCGATCGTAGGCGCAGTCTGCGATGGAGTTGGGTAAACGTAGGTCGCGCTCTTCGTCGTGCCCGTAGCCGCGACTGTCGCGCCGATCGTGGGGTATGGGTTCACGACTACTTCCGCTGATCGCGTTGTCGATCCGCCACTCCCGGTGCAGGTGATGCTGTAAACGGTGGTTGCAGTCGGCACAACGGAGACCGATCCTGTGGTGCCCGATGGAGATAAGCCGGCGCCGGTGCAGGAAGTCGCATTGGTCGACGACCATGACAGCGTCGACGAGACGCCGGGGGGGACGCTCGTAGGATTCGTGCTGAACGAGACTGGCGGCGCTGTTGGCGATACGGCCGCAACAAAGTTCTGATAAACCCACCCGGTTTGGCCGTCGTTGAAGGCTACCTGCCACCATGTGGCCCCATTGCTCGCTGGACCGCCGATGACGACACCCTGGTTGCCGGGCCACTCGGAGCCGATCGCGGGCGTGTTCGGCGTTGGAGTTGAGTAGAGCCAGGCTGTGCCCGCAGCCGCGACTGTCTGGCCCACCGTCACGGTCGGTGCCGGGGTCACCGCCACCGTAACCGACTGATTTGCCGATCCGCCAGCGCCAGTGCAGGTGACGCCGTAGGTAGTGGCGACATTCGGCGAGACAGCAATAGATCCTGACGGGCCCGATGGCGAAAAGCCCTTTCCCGTCCCGGTGCAGGCCGTGGCGCTAGCGCTCGTCCAGGCGAGCGTCGACGACTGAGTACGCGCCACTGAGGTCGGAGATGCAGTGAAGGTCACGGTCGGAGTCACCGCCACCGTGACTGACTGACTTGCTGATCCGCCAGCACCGGTGCAGGTGATGCCGTAAGTGGTGGCGGCAGTGGGCGAGACAGCAATAGATCCTGACGTGCCAGAGGGCGAGAAGCCATCCCCCGTTCCGCTACATGTAGTAGCGGCGGCGCTCGTCCAGGCGAGCGTCGATGACTGACCGCTCGGCACTGAGGTCGGAGATGCAGTAAAGGTCACGGTCGGCGGCACAGCGCCAAGATCGCTCTGATGACTCCATCCGGTAAGGCCATCGTTGAAGGCTACCTCCCACCAGGTATTCACATTGCTCGCTGGACCGCCGATGACTATGCCCTGGTTGCCCAGCGACTCGGAGCCGATCGCGGACGTATTCGGCGTTGGAGTTGAGTAGGCATTGATCGTGCCTGTAGCGGCGACCGTCTCGCCAACCGTAAGGGTCGGCGCCGGGGTCACCGCTACCTTAGCCGACTGACTTGCCGATCCGCCGGCGCCAGTGCAGGTGACGCTGTATGTGGTCGTGGTTTTTGGTGAGACAGCAATAGATCCTGAGGGGCCCGATGGCGAAAAGCCGTTTCCCGTTCCGCTGCAGGCAGTCGCGTTGGTGCTCGTCCAGGTGAGCGTCGATGACAGACCGTTCGGTATTGAGGTTGGAGCCGCGGAGAAGGTCACGGTTGGCGGCGACTGTGCCTGAGCAGAGTAGGTGAAAAGGGCTGAGAGCGCGGCGGTGCAAGTGCAAGTTACGAATCGCATGTGGGTTGCCTTTGGCCAGGATGCCGATGGCGTTCATCGGCAGTCGAAAACCGTTTCCCGCTGTGGCGCGGCTGTTCATTCCCGCGCTGAACGGCGCGAACGTCGCCAATCCGGCCGGGAGCGACGGCGTCGCGTTCGGCCCGCGCCGAGGTGCGCCGGGGGAAAGTCCTCCGAGCGTCGCCGAGACGTTGAAGCTTTGGAATCTCAGCCGAATCAGACGGATGGGTCCGTCAACGGCTCGTTCTGGACGACCGTGTCTACAAATCCGGGCCGACCCGGCGCGCCGGGAATCGTTCGTTTGGTGAGGCCAAGATCAGCGATGGTCGGAGTATCTTTCGGGGCCCGTCCAGGTGACGCCGTGGGCGATGGCGCTTCTTGGCGAGACGGCGGCGGATCCCGATGAGCCTGACGGAGAGAAGTCCTCTCGGCCGCAGACCGGCGCGTTGGTGCTCGATTGGGTGGACGCCGATGGAGTGATCGGCAGTCGAAAGCCGTTCCCGCAGTGGCGCCGCCGCCGTGTGCGCCACGGTGAGCGAGCGTGCTTGGTCTCGCTCTCGTCACGGCCCAACCAGCCGCACGGCGACCACCGCAAGGCCGTCGCCGTCGAGGTCGCCCGTATCGCGCACCGGCACGCCCATGATCTTGCAGTCGTGCACGACGCCGCCGAGGGTCTGGCGGCCGAGGTCGAGGTCAGCGCCGGCGGGCGCAAGCGCCCCGTCGATCGCATCGAGAGCATTGTTGATGGCCGTCGCGCCCGGTGTCGTCGGGTCGCGGGCGTCGAAATAGAGGAAGAGCTTGGCCTCCAGCGTCCGCTTCGGCGTCGCGGGCGACGCCCATTGATAGGTTTCCGGCCCGCTTTCGAGCTGGAAGAACGCCGGGCGCAACGCGGCCGGGACTTCGCTCCACAGCTTCATTCGCCGCGACGCCTGGCCCCACGGATAGGCGGCGGAGACGGCCGCGAACAGCGCGGAGAAGGCCGCCTCGCGGGTCATGCGCGCTCCCATGTCTCGTTCGCGGCCTCGGCCAGCGCAGCGAGGATCTCGCCCTTCATGTCCTCGAGCGACGAGCGCAGATAGGACCGCTCGGGGATTAGCGAGCCGGGATGCTCGACCCGGCGCGCAAAAAGCTGCGCGCCGCCAATGACGAAGGCCATCGCCTGCCCCTTGACGGGCAGGATCTCGTGGGCGCTCGTCTTGCCCCCGTATTCCTGGATCGCAGCATATTTCACGACGCCTTCGGAGGCGACCGAAGCGACCACGCCGTCGTCGTCCGCCGAGACACTCGCCGCGATCGAATCGCGCAGCGCCCCGTAGAGCGCGTTCAATACGCCGCCGGAGAGCTTGTCGTTCTTGACCATATCGGCGAGCGCGTCCGCGAGCTCGGCCGCCTTGGCGCTGAGCGCCGCAGCCAGGGCGGCCGGATAGGCCGCAAGCCGCGCGCTTGCCTCCTCGAGGCCGTCAAGCTGAAGCGCAAACATCAGACGGCGACTCGCTTGTAAGGCTGCAGCATCGCCTGGATCGGCGCCGACATCGCGCTCATGTCGTAGGCGATCGTTTCCTGACCGCCCATCGACTTCGACCTGAGCCCGATACGCTCGGCCGCGCGAAACCGCTCGGCCGCAAGTTCGAGCGCCGCCTGCGCGAGGTCCTGCGGCACATATCCGTACGAGATCAGGACCGGCTGACCGGCGTCCGCCGCCGAGAAGGCGTAGAAGCCATTTGAGACCGAATACTGCCCCAGCGCCGGCGTCCCCTTGACGGCCGCAAGTGACAAGCCGACGCCCCCTGCCGTGGGAATGTACACATAGGAAAGGAGAACCGCCTTGCTGGCGTCGCCAGCGGAGAACGTGTAGACGCCGGCCGAGACGTTGTATTGGCCGATCGTCGGGGTTCCGGTGACTGGCGTGAGCGGATTGCCGCTCGAAGCATAGCTGACACCGCGATCGAGCGCCCACGCGCCCATGGGCTGCAGCGCTGTCAGTCGAAAGGGCGCGCTGACGGCAACCGTCTGCGCTTTATTGCTGATGAGCGGATAGGCATATGTGACGCCGAGATCCGATGCCCAAGGTCCGTAAGGTGAAAAAGCGCTGAGCTGTAGCGGGGCACCAGGAACCGTCTGCGCCTCGTTTTGCACCGCATATCCGGCGCTGTAGGACACCACGAGGCTCTGCCGCCCGGTCCTGTACGAATTACCGAAAGAATTCCTCCCAAGCCAGGAGTCACGGTCGAACAAATCGAGCGCCTGGGGCCTGGCTGGCGGAATCCCGTCGCCTGGCAGGAGGGCATAGCCGTAGGAACCTTCGATATCGGCGTTCGTGTCTTGGGGAACGGCGTTCCCGCACAATGTCACCGAGGTAACTTGCAGCACCGGCCATTGCCTCAGTGTGATGCGTCGCGTCTCCAGATCGATGGTCTCCGTGTAGGACTGCGGCAACAGGCTGGGGCGGCTCAGCGCCGAATAGATCGAACGGCTTGCCGCGGTGATGAGCGCGGTGAGCGTCGGATCGTTCGGTCCAGCGGCTGGGGACAATCCGAGCCAGGCTTTCAGGGCCGGTAGATTGGTCAGATCGAAAGGCGACATGAAGCGCTCGCAAAGACGGGCCCAAAGCCAAACGGCGGCGCGCGTGCGCCTCGGGCCAGACGAGGCGCCAGGCGAGGGCGAGCGTCAGCCGTTGCCGATGTTGGTCAGGATGCCGACGCCGAACGGAGCGTAGACGGCCAGGGTTTCTTCGGCGTAGACGCCGAACTCGCGGCTCCTCGTGACGATCGGCCAATCGATGCGATAATAGTCTCGACGCGTCATCACCTCGGCGACATTGGGCGTCTGGTTCGATTGGTACCAAACCGGCAGGCGCTCGCAGTATGCGAGGATCGTTCCCGGCGGCAGGTCCGGGTGCACCTTGACTGGAATGTCGGAGCCGGCGTCGACGCTGAACGGATTGTAATACCAGCGGACCACGCCTGAGGCCGAGACCCCGTAAGGCCCGCCGTTGTCGCCGTCAGCGGTGACATTGTATCGGATGAGCGGCCCGGAGGCATTGGTCAAGCATTTGTCGGTGATGTTCTTTTGTTCCTGCGCGTTGACATAGATCACCGTCGGCGACATCCGATAAGTGTTCCACATCTGCATCAACATATTGTCGATCTCAACCACCGAGCCGCGGCCGGAGGGGGTCATGAACGTGCCGGTTCCCGCGGTCCCGGAAGCCAGCGCCTGCACATAGGCGCCGCTGACGGGGTTGAAGCCTACGGTCAGCAAGCCGTCGAAGGCGAGCGTCGCGTTGCGCGAGTTGTCGGCGGTGATGACGGTCGCCGCCTGCTGCCCGGAGGCCAGCGGCGCGCTGAAGGCCGCGCTGTTGATCGTGGTGATCGCCTGCAGGGTCTCCGACCCCGCAGGCGAACCCACGAACCATGCGTACGCGACGGCGCCGTTAATGATCGGGACGGTCGCGAACAGCGTCTGGCCGAGCGTCACGGCCTGCAGGACGTTGGCGCTCCGCATTGAGGACCCGCCGCTCAACGCATAGGTGTTGCCGTCGTTGCCGGTGATGGTCTTCGTCGTAGCGACGCCGCCCGTGAGACTCGAGTTGCTATAGCCTTCAAAGGTCAAGCCCACGACGATCACCGAATAGGTCGCCGCAGGCAAAGAGGCGCCAGTGCCCGAGGCGCAAGCGAGGTGTTGCCGCCGACCAGCGCGTGCTCTTCCTTGCGCATCGTCTTCTGCAGGATGCGCAAAGTCGCCGTGGCGTTGATGTCTTCGAAGCCCTGGGCGGCCGCCTCGGCTTCGAACGTCACCGTGTCTTCCTCGCCAAGCGTGCCTGATAACTCATGCTCGCCGAGCGCTGCCCTTCCGGCACCCAACCCATCGCGTCGTAGCCCGAGCCGGTGATCGAGCTGATGGTGCGCCAGCGCGCCGCATCGCCTGGGTTAAGCCGCGCCACGCGCGGGATCGAATTCCTCAAAGGGGTGATCGCCGGGTAGAGATTCTTCGCTGGCGCCTGCAAGTCATAGGCGGTGAGGCCGGTCGACACTGTGACGGTCTTGGCGAGAGACTCTTTCATGAGGCCGAGCGTGTCTTGCGTAGTCTGCGCAATATTCATGAGATCAGTCCTTTGGAGCGGGTAGTGGTTAGCCGGGGACGCGGGGTGCGTCGGCCTCGCGATCGGGATCAAAAATCCGCGTTGGCGAGAATCCAGCCCGAGCCGCCGCCGCCTTGCAGCAGCGTCGCCTGTCCGGCGGTTCCCGCCGAATTGCCGTTGATGGAAATCGCGTTGGGGGTATGCGTCGCGCCCGGTGTAATCGTCGTCGCCGTGGCCGTGCCGGCCTGGTTGGTCTTGAAGGCGCCCGCCGCCACGGCGACGGTCGGCGCCTTCAAAAGCTGCACGGGAGTTGCGATGTAGAACAGCTGTGCGGCGGCGCCGGTATTGGCGCCGGCGCCGATCAGGACGCCCGCCGCAGGTTCCGGAATCGCCCAGGCGTAGCGCTGGCAGATCTCAAGCACGACCTGCGCGTCCAGATGCTCGAACGGCGACGCGCTGGGACCGATCTCGAGCTGCACGCCGTTGATTGATATGGAGTCATCGGCGCCGGCCGTTCCGGTCGGCGTGAACGACAACAGCACGGCGAGTTGCGTCGTCGCAGCCGGGACGACCCCAGAGAGTTGATAGCGCGTCATGCTGGGGGTCACCGCTTGTGCGGTGTTGACGACATACGCGGCGGAGGTCCAGCCGCCCGTGACGAGGCTCGCCGAGCTCTGATTAACGCCGCCGCCGGCGATGACCTGCACGGTCAGCGCGCCGCCGGAATAGGTGGCGCCGGCCTTGGCCCAGAACGACAGCGTCACCGTCTGACCCTGGCAGCGCAGCGAATCGAGGGTTTCGAGCACCTGCCCGACGTTGATTGTCGCCGAGCTCGCGTTGCCGGCCTTTCGCGAAGTCTTTAAGCTCTGATTAAATCCGGCGATGCTGCCGTCCGTGACGGCCGCCGTGAGAATCGCCGAGGACGCGCCGCCCGCGGCAAAGAACCGATCGGCGAAATAGGTCGGCGTCGCGGCGATTGGCGTCGCGATAACCCCGCCCGCGGCGAGGCCCGGAATATTGCGCTGGAACGGATTGATCGAAAAGTCGCCCCCGTCGATCAGATTGCGGAAATTGGCGGAATGGTTGATGGCGAGCGGCACGCAGCCGCTTTTGAAGAGATCGAGCGCCTGCGCGCCCATGCCGACATTGGAAATGAGGCCGTTGCCGTCAGCCTGGAACGCGCCCTTACGTGTGCCGAACGAGGCGTAGGGGGCTGGTGCGAAGTAGTTGAGCGCCATATTCATGACCTAAGGTCCGGACGGGTGTACGAAGATGCGCGTGTGGGCGCGGATTGGAAAATGAGCGGCGGCCGAAGCGTCGAGCGGTCGGCCGATCGCCGCCGTGAGCGAGGCGATGGCCCGCTGAGCCTCGGCCGCCGCCTCGCCAGACGCCGCGGCGTCAGCGATCCTAAAGCCCGCGGCGAGCAATCGGGCCGCCGCGGACCGTCATGGCGTCAAATCAAGCGAATGATTGTCTTGCCCGGAGGCGACCCTCAAAGGCGGCGAAGCGCCGGGTTGGCGAGGCTGAGCTTGGTGAGGGCGAGCGCGCGCTCTTCAGCGGGGAGGGAGGCTAGGCGTCTGACGGCGTCGTCGGCGCTGACCAGAGCGTCGTGGGCGCCGTCGGAGGTCTTCGCGACGGAGCGCAGCGCCGCCTTGGCCGGCAGTGGCTGGGCCTCGAGGGCCGCGACGCGCTTCTTCAAGTCGGCGAGCGCGGGCGAGAGATCGTCGAGCGCCTTGCGCAACACCGTGTTCTCCTCAACCGCGCGTTCAATCTTTCGCGCGGCCTGCGCGAGCGCGGCCGCGGCCTTGGCAAGCGCCTCATGCGCGTCGTGCGGCGCGCTCGGCGCAACGATCGGAGCGACGGATTTATCGGCCTTCCTCGTCCAGTCGTCAGGCAGCGCGTGCTCGGCCCCAATCGCCTTCGCGCGCGCAATGATGTGGGCTTTGACGTCGGACTTCTGGCCGCTTCGGTTGTAATCCCTCACGGCGTTCTCGACGTCCTCGGCGGATTTGATCGGATAGGAGCCGTCGGGCATGGCGACGCCGGCCTCGGCGTCTTTCTCCCGCTCTTGAGCCGAGAACTCGCGCTTCTCGGCGCCGAGGGCTGTGTCGGTCGCGTCGAGGGTCTGATCGATTGGCGCCGTGACGGCGTCCGATTCTCGATCCGGCGCGGCCGCTTCGGGACGCGCGGCGAAAGCCCGCTTTTCGACAACGCCGTTCTTGATCACCTCGAAAGTCGCGTCGCGCACGCAGGGAAGATCGACGAGCGAAATTTCGTGTGGCTCGGCGGTGTACCGGGTGAGACCGGTGTCGGCGTCGGGCCACCGCTTCACGTAGCGCCCGCCCTGACTGAAGCCCGTATAGACTCCCTCCTGAACTTTGCGCCATTCGTCGTCGACGATTTTCGCCGCGACCGTGATCCGCTTGGCATCGTCGTCGAAAGCAATGTCGGTCAGCTTGCCGGCCGCGACGGGCCCATGCATGGCGCGAACGGCGCCGAACGACTTGCCGCCGCTTGCCGCCAGCGCTTCGGCCGACCATTGCTCGAAATAGGGCTTGCTCGACGCATAATCGAAAATCTCGCCTGCGCGATCGGGCGTCTCGGCTGTCGCGACGCCGGAAATGAGGCGCAGGTCAAGGTCGACCTTGGCGAGCGGGAGGAAGAGGTCGAGAGCGGACATGCGGGCTCCGGGAGACGCGAGCGCAGGCGCCCGTTCGAGGCCAAGCGGGGAGAGGGGCAGGATATGTCAGGAAAGCCGGAGCGGCTCGCAGCGGCCCATCGCCGCCGGCGCCATTCTCCCACTGTAGTTGACTATGCCATGACCGGCGTAAGCGGTCAAGAAAAAAGTTCTCTTTTTGTTCCGAAGCTGAATTTGCTTGGGTTGGCGGGAGGCGGCAGGGGTAGTGACCATCCACACGACCATCCGAACACCGCGAGCTGCGGCATCGGTCAAAACGATATCGACCCCGTCGGCGGCGCCGCTCCGATCGGCGTCGGATCTGGTCGGCGGTCCACTCTGAAGTGGACCCGGATTTTAGGACCGGGGGTTAAGTTGGAGACCGACCGCTCCATTTGATAGACGGAGCGAAGGATGACGAAGAAGACGAGACGACGGATTGACGACGGATTGAAGGCGAAGATTGCGGTGGAAGCGGTGCGTGAGCTGGAG